CCACAACCTGGAGTACACAGACCAAATAAGTGGGTATCAATTAGAAAGACTAAAACAGAAAAGAAATGAAAACAGAACTATCAAACATTAAAGAAGTAGACAAAGTAATAGAAGAAATATTAGAGCAAGAAGAAATTGAATACACGTGCTGTAATGATGAAATAACAGATGACGTCAAAGATGTAGGACTTTGTCCAACTTGTTTAGAACATCTAGGATGAAAACAAAAGAAAAAGTAACAAATGGAGAAAAGACTTAGGTTATGAAAAAGACAGTCAGTAAACTAAAGAAGGAGCTTGATAAGTGGTTTAGCCTTTACATAAGACTTAGGGAAGCTAACGAGTATGGAATGGTTCAGTGCTTCACTTGTGGAATAGTTAGAGGTTATAAAGATGGAATGCAGAATGGTCATTTCCAATCTAGGAAACACTTAGCAACAAGATTTTCAGAAGACGGAAATTGTGAAGTGCAATGTGTAGGTTGTAATATTTTTCGTAGCGGAGAACAGTACCTTTTCTCACTTAGGATTGATGAAAAGTATGGTGAAGGTAGAGCAGAAGAACTAGAGCAATTAGCTAGAACGACTTTAAAGATTTCAAGGGTTGAATATGAAGAACAAATTAGTTATTATAAAAACCTTGTTGAAAACTTAATACAAGAAAAAGGAATTTCGTAACTATTTAATTATCTTTGGCGTATGACAGAACCGATTTACGCAAATGATGAACACAGAGTAATACTAGAAACTTACATAACAATGTGCCAAGAGTTTGCAAAAGATGTAGGTACAGTAGATAGATATGAAAACTACTTAGAGGTTTTAGAAGTTGTAATAGAATACCATAACGCATACGGAGATGGAACAAGGGAGGATAATTTTTGGGATTGGTTAATGATTATACCTATTAACTTATCAGTAGCAACGAACGGATTCTTTGCAGGAGTTGAAACAAAGAAGAATGCAGCAATAGTAAGGGCGTACAGATTAGTTCTCAATGAGCTTGTTCAAGATACAGTAGATAAGATAGATAAAATTGAAACAACTAATGACTGAAATATACCAAGAGATATCAAAGCTATCAGATAAGTTCAGGACTATGGCATACGGACTGACTTCTGATGAAAATGAAGTCAATGAAGCGGTACAGGAATTGATGTTGTACTTCCTACAAATGAACCCTGAAACATTAAAAGCTATATACGATAAGGATGGAATATTGGGTGTTACAAAATATGGGGCAGTAGCATTAAGAAGGGCTTTAACAAGTCCAAGAAGTAATTACTATTATAAGTACAAAAAGTATTACACGCATATAGACAGTTTAACAAGTGCAGTTACTTATGATGAAATGGACTCAGGAGAAACAATACCTTCTAAGCACCTTTATAACTTGCCTAACGAATTATCTGACGACTATGTATGGACTAGCCTAGAAAAGATAGACAGTGCCTTAGATGGCTTTACTTGGTATGATAAGAAAATCTTTGAACTTTATTACTATGAAGGCAATACACTTGACTCACTAGCAGAAAAAACAGGGATAAGTAGAAACAGCTTATTCACTACAATAGATAAAGTAAGAGTACAATTAAAATATAAGTTAAGTGAATAAATTTTTTGTACCTAAAGATATATATGAAGACAGAATAAGTATCTGTAAGTCTTGCGTATATTACTTCAAGCCTTCAGGACAATGTAAGAGGTGCTTATGTTTTATGAAAGTGAAGGCAAGGATAGCAACACAAGAATGTCCTCAGAAGTATTGGAGTAAGACAACAGAAGTAGAAGTAAGAACAGATATACCTGAAGAAATAATAGCAGAGATTATATTACTTTGGGAAGACTTAAAAACAGGAAGGGCAAAAGACCAATTAGCTAAAAAGAAAATGATAGAGATATACAATACCTTACATAACACTAACTATTCAACAGGAACTAATTGTGGTTCTTGTATAGCAGCTTGCTTTGATGGAATAAAAAAGATATATAAAGAATACTCAGGAAACAATTAATCAATAAAGGGTAAGACCTAAAAGCTTTTAATTTTTCAGACCTGTGTAGTAAAGGGGGGGAAGTGGTTTCCTCCCCAATACAATTAACAAATAAAAAAGAAATTATGATATTTTTAAAAGTAATAGTTGTAGCTATTGGATTATTCGCATTCTTAATGGTAAGTGTTATGCGTATAGTAGAGCGATTTATAAAAAAAAATAGAAAGACAATTGTAAAGTGGAGAAAATAAATAAAGTATATGCAAATAAATACAATAGAGGTGAAACACACCTTAAAGGATGTAAATGCATATAATATGTCTTGTTTATTCACGACTTTAAAAGACAAAATAGAATGAAGATAACAATACCAATAGACATAATGGGTCGTTTAATTCCAACGAATTACACTAATTCCCCAAGAAAGAAGAAGAAGAAATTAAGGAAGGAAGCTGAAAAAGAAATTGAGAAAATAATATCAGATAGAATTAAAAAATTAACAGAGTAAAGTCCCTCTCACTAATTATAGGCGAAATAGAATTATGAAAACAATTACATTAAATTTTAAAAATTGGAACAACGGAGCGTCAGGAGGTAGGCTAAGAAGAATCTATAAACGAATTTATATTAAGGGTTATATTTGGACTCCATTGGTTATAGTAACGTGGAGAATATTAGATAAAGAAACTAAAGAGAAAATATTTATTAATGAATTAAAAGAATTTATACAATGGTACTCTGATAAGAAAGACTGGTATGAAGGTTTAAATGCAGATAGTGGTATTATAATTACTGACTATCAAGAATTTAAACTAACAGAGTAAAAACCTTCTCACTAAATAAATAAAGATATGAATTTAACAGGAAAATGTAAAGTAGATTTTTGGAGATATTTGGCTAATGTTTTGAAGGTTAAATTTTCAGACAGACTAAAGTTTTTAAATGAAATAGATAATATAGATAGTTTTATAACTCCATCAATGCAATACGGAGTGTATGTAGACTTCTTTGATAGTGTGGATATTTATGTAACCGAAATACCAAATTGGGGAAATGGAGTTAAAAGTTTTAGAATAGGATTCCATATACTAAAGGGATGCGTAATAAATTCTTTGTTTTTAAGACCATCAGATGATTCTCCATTATTCAACGAATATGAATCCAGAACGCACGCAAGAATTGGAGCAATAGAAAAAGCAAACGAAATATATAATTTAAATAACAAAGAGAAAAGCCCTGCTCACTAATATAGGCGAATAGATTATGAAAATGAAAATAGAATACTTAGCGCCTTATTTGCCTTATGATTTGCAATGGAAAAGGTGTAATAAAGATAATCCTAAATCTGAATTGGTTTATAAAGTAGAAACTATGGTAGGACGTCATTTAGATGATAATTATTGCGATTACTCTACATACGAACCAATACTAAGACCTTTATCTGATTTATCAAAGCAATTAAAAGGGTTTGATGGCAATATGTTGGCTTGGAGTTTTTATAATTCGGAAAAAGATTGTTACCAAGCAATAATTAATGAAGAAATATCATTAGCTTTTTATAAATTATTATTACAATACCACTTTGATGTATTCGGATTAATACCAAAAGGATTAGCAATTGATATGAATAAGATTAACAAAGAGTAAAGTCCTTCTCACTAATATAGGCGAATAGATATGAAATATGAATACGCAATAGAAAAGTTTTACCCTTCAAATGCAACTGAAGAACAATTAAATATGATGGGTAATGATGGATGGCAAATGACAGGAGTTATTAAAATACAAGAAACTAATCTAATAACAGAAACTTATTGGTATTATTTTAAAAGAGAATTAAAAGAGTAAAGTCCTCTCAACTAATACAGGCGATAGATTATGGATATAGTGATAAAATCATACATAACAGTTCAAATATTATTAGTAATTTTATTTGCTATTGTTATCATAAAAGAGGGGAAGTATTTAAAAGAAAAAATTAAAAAGGATTTAGAAGATTCAGCCAACTTTTATAAAGAAATAAAGAAAATTTAAAATAAAGAGTAAAGACCCTCTCACTAAAATGGGCGAATAGAATTATGAAAGAACGTACTTACCAAACACCATTAGAAGATTTAAGAAAAGATGCTTTACAACATTATGAAGAGGCGGCAACTAAAATCCATTGTTTCCAAAGTGGAGTACCACAAGCGATTAATTTCTATTGGGATTATAGACAAATGACATTTTGGCAAAAGATTAAATTAATATTAAAATAAACAGAGTAAAGACCCACTCACTAATAAGGGCATTAGAATTATGATAAAAGAAGAACTAAAAGAAATATAATTAACAGAGCAAGATGAACGCTGCAAAGAATTTGGATATTAAACTATGGAAGAAAAAAGAACATACAAAACAATTAAATGGATATTAAAAGATAATATCAAAAAGAATGTCAGGGCTTTGTGGACTTGGAAAGATGACAACTTTACCTGTATATATGAAAACTATGATGGAGATGATAGAATTTATACTAGCAGTCAATTACTTAAACTTTTAACAAAATGATGATATTTACATTAATAGGAATCTTTACAGCAATATTTTTTTTCGTAGTTATACTTATGAGTATAATAGAAACAAGAGTAAAGAACAGAACAAAAGAAAAGCTACTTTGGAAAATGGATAAAGTAGTAACTAGAACAGGAGGACTTGAAAACGACAGACTAAATGAAAGGCAATAGAATACCAAGTTACTACATAGGAAGACGTTACAAGATAGAAGCTCGTAAAGTTATTGAAGACTTTGACTTATCTTACAATCTAGGAACGGCAGTTACTTATCTACTAAGAGCAGAAAAGAAACACGACTCTCCGATTGAGTGCATACAGAAAGCAATTAATCATTTAGAGTTTGAACTTGATAAACTAAAGAGATGACACTATACACTTGCGAATGTGGAAACACTAGAGAACTATCAAAGGCTACAATAGTTCACAGAGATGGAGCTTGGGTT